ACCCGACGCCTGATGCCTGCCCCGTCCTCAAAATCGAACCAGCGGCCCCGCCCCGATTTGAACATTGAAACCGTGTCGGGATGGATCGCCTCGATCAGTTCCAACTCGCCCCTGCCGGTGCGCGGCGCATATCCGTATCCCCGCCCCCGGATGCAGTAGCAATAGACCAGCATGAACCGCAGGGTGCGCGCGGTGATCCCAGGCGAAGCCTCAACATTCATCAGATAAGCCGCCGGGTGTTCGCGCACACGCGTTTCCGTGCCCTCGCTGTCGCGCTGGTACATCTTCAACGGCACCTTTGACAGATCGCCCGCGATGTTGTTGCCGCAGGCAAAGACCGTTGCATGCCTTTCCGCCGTGCGCCCCGTGGCAGGCGGCAGGCTCTTGACCCGTGATCCGGTCCCGAAACCGATGTTGAAAATCGCATCGTTCGGGTTTCGGGTGCCGGACGTGGCGGGGGCATCTGCTGCCATCACCACCGGCTCGACCCGTGCGGTTGCGGGCACCGATTTACGCAGGCCCATTCTGGAAAGGATCGTCATACCACTTCAACCTCGCGTGCTTTCCGTTTGCCTTCCTGGGCCTCGGCCCGACCGATCGCCATGATCATGGCGACCGCCGCGTCAATCCGCTCTTTGGATTTCTTCTTGTTCGGCTTCACGTTCTCTGCCGCATCCTCGTCCCGATGGACGTTGCCGACCTGCCAGGCCAGGACGGGATTGCCGCCGTGGCGGATCGTGCCCTGCACCACCCGCTCCTCAACCCGCTTCATGGGTTCGGACATCGAGGCATAACCCTGCCGGTGCTCCACCATCGGGAACCGCCGTTGATCCAGTTTCTTGGCCAGATTTTTCATACCCCAGGGGTCGAACGCCACTTCGCGCAGATCGAACTTTGATCGCACCCACTCCAGACGTTCGGCAATCTGATCCTCGTCAATGACGCCCCCCGCGTGAACCTCAAGCCAGCCCTGATCGCGCCAGGCGATGAACTCGCGCTTTTCACTCTGTGCCCGCTTCACAAAGCCTTTCGGTCCAGCAGGCAGAAAGGTGTAGGCGATCAGATAGATCACCCCATCGACAGGGATCGCTACAACCAGCGCAGTGGTGTCAATCTTGTTGGACAGGTCCAGGCCGACCCATGCAGGCCGACCGTATAGTTTCCGAATGTCGATCGGGGCACTGGCCATGCCCTTGTCCCAGCTGTCCCGGTCGATCCAGGTTTCGGCCCCTTCCGTCCAGAGGTCGAGGTGAAACCGCTTGAAGTTGGGCATCTTGCCCGCGATCAGCTGCGCATTCTGCGCCTTGTCCCTGACAAACTCCAAGGACTTGGACACCCCCAGGTTCGGATTTCCCATCGCCCAGGCCACCGGGTCCATCGGGTCGCAGTCTGGATGCGGCTCTGCCACGTAACCAAAAAACTTGTCATCCTCGACGGCACCGCGCAACACGCTTTCCGCATAGCCACGCAGTTCACCGCAGAGGCTGGTCCGATCATGGCCCGCCGTGGTGATCACCCAGTCAATCGGCTGCGCCCGCGCCGCCATACTTTCAACGATCGTTTCTGCCAGTTCGCGATCCGTCCAGCGGTGCATTTCGTCCCGCGCAATGAAGTTCGGGTTGATCCCGTCGCTTGCGTTGCCGTCACGGCTAAGACAGGTGATCAGCCCGTCGCAGCGCGGCGTGTCGATCGAGCTGCGCCAGACATCCATTTCACTGGCCAGAAACGGCGACCGCTTGATCATCCGTTTGACTTCCGCGAACAGCAGGCCCGCCTGGTTTCGCGTGGTGGCAGCACAGTAGCCTTGCGGCGCAGCCTCCCCATCAAACAGCTGCGTGTAGATCATCGGCAGCGCTGTTTCGGTTGTCTTGCCGTTCTTTTTCCCGATCTGGTGATAACAATCGGTGAAGCGGCGCAGGCCGGTTTCCTCATGTTTCCAGCCGAACACAGATCCGATGCGGAACTGTTGCCAGGGTTCCAGGTGCAGCGGCTTTCCCGCAAGCGGCCCTGTCGTATGCTGCAGCACGCCACCAAACCGGATCGGGCGCATCGCGGCTTCTGCGTCAAAGATCAGACCCCGGTCCCGACCCGTTTCAAGGTCCATCAGGTGCCGTTCACAGGCCAGGCGCACCAGCGTTCCAGCAACTATCGTGCCATCCAGAACTTTCTGCGCGTACCCGGTGACGGGATTGTCAGCCGGTCCCATTGATCTTTTTCAGGACTTCATCAAACAGGTCACCCTGCCCGCCTGCCCCCAGCCGCTTTTCATCGACAGGCGACATGCCGAACAGCGCCCCCAGCTGCTGCATCTTGGCCATGGCCTCTTGCTGCAGCCCCCAGGGTGCCGTCTTCTTTTGCTGCTTTCCGTTGCGGGTCTGGGTCTCATAATACAGACCCTCCATTGCAAGGCAGTGGGTCGCGTCGATGAAGTTGGACACGCTTTCGCAGTAGGCTGCAAACATATGCTCATGCAGCGGGTCGAGCCGATCCTTGGCCACCATCTGAGCCGCAAGACTTTCCCAAACCTTCCGTCCGTTGTCAGTCATGAAATCCGGGGCGTCCGGTACACGCTTTTTCGGATCGCCGCGCATGGGCACGACATTGCCGACCGTTGGCTTTCGTCCTTTCATCGCCAGACCCTTTCAAGATGCCAAAGGGCCTTTCACCCTTGGGCTTTTTTCCCCAATTCGCCCCGCACGAAAACAAATGTACCCACGCCGGTCCTTGGCTCAGGCGTCAGATTTTTTGACCATCCCCCCTCCATGGAAAACTTCGCGGGCTGTCTTGCGACTGTGACAGGACTTGCAAAGTCCCTGCCAATTCGACCGATCAAAGAACACCTTGCGGTCGCCGCGATGCGGGACGATGTGGTCTACCTCCGTCGCTGCCTCGACCACACCAAGATCGAGGCAGTCAGCGCACAGAGGATAACGCCGCAGGTAAGCCTTCGATGCGCGAACCCACGCGGTCAGCTTGTAGAGGGCGCGACCGGCGCGGGCCTCGTTACTGGTTTGCGCCTTCGCCCTTCGTTGCGCCAGCGCGTCCAATCGCCTGGCCTCGTGATCGGAGCAATGCGCCAGACCCTCGATCGCCAGTTCATCGCAACCAGCGGCGACACAGACCTTACGGATCGCCATCGCCGCCCCCTTGTACCGATGCGGGCGACATTGCTGCCACTCTGCCGCCCGCGACCGGCGCGCCGTCAACCGTGGGAAGAGAAACGGATGCGCGCCGATTTCATGAAACACTGCGAGGTTGCGCTGGCCCGACAGCACAACCCCGACTTCAAGCGATGGACCACCTTGGTGCGGACGCCTTCACTGCTCTGGTTTATCTGGTTGCGCGGGCCGGATTTGAACCGACGATCTGCTGGGTATGAACCAGCCGGGATAGACCACTTCCCCACCGCGACAGGAAACCACCAACGAAAAATGCGCCCTGCCGGTTTCCCGTGGGCGCATTTGGTGATGATGTCACAAGTGATAGGAAAGACCGTGCTAACGGTCAATCCCCTTTTTGCCAAACCCACAGCTAATAGCCACGCATGCGCTCCAAGGCGGCGCACAGGGCGCAATGCAGCGCTTTTTTGTTTTCGCGGTAGTCAGACCACCCATGCGCCACCAGAACAGCGCTCAGCGTCTCTGCATCGACACAGAACAGACGCACCAGATCAGCATCCCTGATGTTGCGCGCGCGTTTGATCCCGTCGCCACCACGCCGCGAAGGACGCACCCGCCGGACCACAAGCGCGGTTCCCTGCCCAATGCGGCGCTGCAGCCAGCCCAGCCGCTGCATATCAGCCAGTACCGCCTCACTCACACCAAACATGCCACCGCCACCGCCCGAGCCATTCAACTGGGATAACTTCAAGCCCGACGACTGGCACCTGGTGAACAGGTCCGCATATTCCCGGCCCACGTCACGCTGACCCGGCGTGAACGGCGCGGGCTGCCTGCGCCGCGCCGCCTGCACATCCGCCTTGTCAAAGGCATCCTGCACCTTGAGCGCGGCAAAGCGCCCGACACGCTGACTGCGGATGTTCCCCGCATCGGTGATTACCGTTTCGCGCGGATAGAAGGTCATTACAGGGCCGCGCGCTGGTGCGGACACCACTTCTTTGCGATCACAGATCAGTGGAACCTTGGCCCGCGCCGCCAGGAGTTTGCGGATCAGCAGATCGCGATCCGCCTGCGTTACCTTCGCCGGATCGCCAATCCCCAGCCGCCGCGCGACCGCCCGGTCCAGATCGGACACTTTCATCGCCATCACGCTGCATCCCCTTTTCCCAGATCACGGGCTTGCACGCACCGCTCTACCGCCGCCTTTCGGGCGTCAAACCAAATGCGATCCGCCGTCGCTAGCGTTTCGAACCTATCGACCCGGCACCGCAGGTCATCGGCCCGCCTGATGTTTTCCCGCGCAGCGTCACGCAGGCCGGACACAACGAAATTGCTTGGCCACTGCCGGTTCATCCGTAACCAGCGCATCAGTTCGGGTGCGAACCCCTCGCGCAGTGCCTCATTGCCAAGACGCGCCGCGAACACCTTGCGGATCAGAGGCGATGCATCGGCGGGTGGCATCTCGATTGTCCGCGCCCGCTCAAGCACCCGCTGCGCCAGCGGGAACCGGTCACGATCCTTGCCGCCACCACGTCCCGCCATATCCTCGGCCAACGCGCCCAGACCATCGGGCGACATGTAGGCAAGGCGCTGGCACAATTCATTCTGCATCGCCTCAAAGTTGGCTTTGGTCATACCTGCTGGCCTGGTCAGCCCCAGCCGCTCAAGCGGTGTCACCAGCAGTTCCTGCACCCTTTTTTCCCCCGCCTTCTGTGCCTGTTCGTCCATGCCTTTCCCCTTTTCTCAGTGTTGACCCCGCGCCTGCTGCGCTGTCCGTCCGTCTGGGCAATGCGCAAGCTGTCTTATCCTGTCGTGTCTTGTCTTATGGTGCGGGACACATAAGGGCCGTGTGTCGGCGTTAAGTCCCGTTTTAAGTCCCTATGTGTCCGTTTATGTCTGCGGACACATAGGGACAGACGATCATCCGCCCCCTGATTGCTGCTGTGATTTCCGAAAGAACCCGGATGCCATCTTTTCGAGGCAAGCCTGAATTGCCTCGTGAAACTGCGCTTCGGTGCGCCGCTTGTTCCCGTCGCGGTTCATGGCATCGCGAATATGCGCATCGACCCAGTAGACCTTGGCCGGGTCCATGGCGATTGCAGGCGCGGTGCTGGCCAATGCCACCGTGAGGCGGTCAAGCCGCTTGCGGGCAGACGCGCCATCTGTGCGCGCGGCATTCATTTCCTTGCGGCTCAGCGCCTCCAACACAACCCGCGTCACAGTGCCGTGCATCAGCCGCACCGTGCCATCATCGCATTCGCAGGGTCGCCATCCGTGCAACACGCCATAGGGCCGCTCTGCAAGCGCCTTGAAGGTCAGGGCATCGACTGCGGGCACCACCATGCGGGCCAAACGCGCATGATCCATTGGCAACGTGCCGACCGGGGTTTGTTCATGGGCCAGCTGCACAAGATCAAACCAGATGCCCTTGATCTGGTGATCGGCATTCCAGCGCATTTCGCTGTTGAGATAGCGGCGGAACTCCCAGGCGATGAACCCATGACTGTCCAGTCGAACGGATGATGAAACCGGATATTCCGGCAGCGGATCATCTGTGACATCGCGCAAGATCGCCTGGGTCATGCCAGCGCCCCCCATTGGTCTGCCATCGCCTCAGCAATGCCCTTGAAAAATCTGCTGCGCTCTTTCCAGCGATGCGGGCCGGGAGGCATCCGATGCACGCGGTTCTCGCGGCCAGCGACCACATCTGTAGGCATCAAGGGCGGCAGATCATGCAGCCACAGACAGGTGCGCTTTGTCTCGCCATGTCCGAACTGCCAAGGCTGCACCGATTGCGCAAATTCGCGGTAGTTGTCGATCAGCGCCTTGGCATGCTTGTGCATCACCGGATTTTCGATACACCTCAGCGGGATCGGCGCGTTCCAGAAATCCGAAAACAGCGCCGCACCCTCGCGCAACTCGCGCCACATCTGGCGCAACGTCTTGCCCGCAGGGGGCCGGTGAAGCCAGCGCACACCGGAGTTGCAAAGCCGGGTGCAGGGCGGATGTGCCACGATCAGGCAATCCCAGCCATCGTTCAAAAGATCGCGCGCATCGCCCTGAATGTGCCGATTGCTGCCGTCCTCGGATGGCAGCAGATCGCAGGACCAGGCATCATGCCCGCGCGCCAGAAAGGCATTGCGCACCGTGCCGGAGTATTCGCAGGCGACAAGGACTTTCACGACATTTCCCCACAGCCGCGACCGATCGCGCCAATGCCGTCATTGGCGACGAAATCCCGCCAATGCACCCAGCCATTAGGGCAATGAAACCCCCAATCGCGCACCTTCGGGCCGGTGATGAATAATGTTTCCGCAGGGTGCCCATTGATCAATTCAAGTCGGTGCGAAAAATCCGGGCCGCGATACACGCAATGC